CTTTGGATCGTTGCTGCACCAGTATGAGAGGACTAAGAATTGAAAACAAGTAGCGCTAAAGCTAAGGGACGTAACCTCCAGAAATGGGCTGCTGCAAGGCTCCTAGAGCATGCACCAGAGCTTGAAGGGGATGATGTCAAGTCTACGTCCATGGGAGCCTCTGGAGAGGATGTAATGCTCTCCCCTGCTGCTCGTAGGATCTATCCTTGGCAGATTGAGTGCAAGAGCTACGCTCGTATCGCTGTTTATGACTTCTACAATCAGGCTTGCTCACACGGTACGCATGAGCCTGTTGTCTTCATCAAACAGAACCAGTGTAAGCCTCTTGTGATTGTGGATGCTGATTACTTTGTAAGGAACTTCAGGAATGGAATTCAGACTAATCAAGGAAAATGAGGACGGATCGGCAGACTATACTATGATGCTCTCTACACAAGAGCAACAAGATATTATCCGCAGTGTGATTTTAAGAGCTTTATTTGAAGCAGCAAAGGATGGAACTAAATATGACCCAAGTAAGCTTGATCTGGATGACTCCTCAAGCGGAGGAGAAGATAGCGTACATGGCTCGGGTGAGCAACCCAGCGAATCAGGATCAACCTGAGACTGCTCAGAGGCTTCTGAAGTACCTGATTAAGAATAAGCACTGGAGTCCGTTTGAGATGGTCAATGTCTGTATGGAGATTGAAACCACCAGGGACATTGCTCGTCAGATTCTGAGACACCGTAGCTTCAGCTTCCAGGAGTTTAGCCAACGATACGCAGAAGCCTCAGGCTTTGTTTACTCTGAAGCCCGCACACAGGACACACAGAATAGACAAAACAGCTTTGAGACTGATGATCGTCAACTAGCCTACTGGTGGGAAGGTGCTCAGCGTAGGGTCTTATACGATGCTGAGTTTATGTACAAGTCTGCTCTTGAGAAGGGAATCGCTAAAGAGGTTGCTCGTAAGCTACTTCCTGAAGGTTTAACCATCTCTAAGATGTACATGAACGGCACTCTTCGTAGTTGGTTACACTATATCGAGATTCGTTGCGATAAAGCCACACAGAAGGAACATCGTGAGGTTGCAGAACAATGTAGGAATATAATCTTCAAACTGTTTCCCAGCATTAAAGAAGTCTTGAATGAGAGTTAACTTTATTAAAACAGACGATAATATCTACGTTGAAGTAGGTGCTCAAGTCATCGCTGAGTTACGTAAGCGGTTTGATGGTAAGCGATACTTCAGGTGCGTGGTTATCTATCCTCTGTCAGCGGAGCAGTTAGCAGTTATAACTAGATACATGGAGGAACTCAATGGAACTTGATGAGTATTTTCATAACCTAAAGAAGGAAACTAAGATGAACAAAGATACCAAAGTACATTTCTGCATCACTGAGGACAACAGTGAACTAGAGGAATTTCCTGATACGCATTTTGAGATGACTGCTTCCTATGCTGGCCCTCAGTGGATCGCTATCGTAGAGGATGTGTTGAAGGTATTGGAAGCCTCCTATGGTTACTCTATCCGAGATCAGGTCTACTATGCCGTGGATAACCCTATTTTTGACCACAACATATCATCTGCCCCCGGGCGTGAACTAGATGCCGAAGTGCTTGAATACCTGACTTATAGCTATAGTAAACTTAACAACAACGGGAAGCACAAGCCCTATGAGAATTCTAGTAATTCCTGATTGTCAAGTGAAAGAGGGTGTTCCTCTGGAGCATCTCTCTTGGGCAGGGCAAGCCATCGTAGACTATCGACCTGACGTAGTGGTGAACATAGGGGACTTTGCTGACATGCCGAGCCTCTCTAGCCACGATGTGAAAGGTTCCAAGTACTTCGAGGGCTTGCGTTACAAGACTGACGTTGAAGTCACTAGGAAGGCTATGGGAATGCTCTTAAAGCCTTTGAGGGACTTACAAGAGAAGCAAAAGAAGAACAAGGAAAAAGTTTATAAGCCTCGTCTGGTGCTCACCTTAGGGAATCATGAGAACCGTATTGACCGAGCTGTAAACAACAATCCTACCCTTGAAGGTTTGATTTCAACAAAGGACTTATGCTATGAAGCAGACTGGGAAGTACACGATTTCCTTCATCCTGTTTTCATCAACGGTGTTGGTTTCAACCACTATTGGCCTGTTGGTGCTATGGGACGTCCTGCTAGTTCTCCTAGCGCTATTATCAGCAAGCTGCACATGTCTTGCGTTGCAGGCCATCAACAAGGCAAGCAAGTCGCCTATGGTAAAAGAGCTGACGGAAAACCTATTACAGCTATCGTCGTGGGCAGCTATTATCTACATGATGAGTCTTATATGGATCAGCTTTCTAACCGTCATTGGCGTGGTCTTCTTGTCATGAATGAGGTACAAGATGGTCACTTTGATGAAATGTTCCTAAGCATTGAATATTTGGAGAAGAAATATGGACACCTGGACACCCCTAACAACTGAGGAATACATTAAGAAGGTTATGGAGCAAGAAAAGCCCCAAAAAGGTGCAAATACCAAGCAAGTAGCAGGGAGTCACTATAGTGACAAAGAAATACAACCTTGGGACTATATTCATGCAAATAAACTTTGCTATTTTACTGGAAACTGCGTAAAATACGTGTCCCGCTGGAGAGACAAGGGCGGTATAAATGACCTCAAGAAAGCCATCCACTATCTTGAAAAGCTGATTGAACTAGAAGAAGGAAAATAATGATAGACAATACTTTTTATGTCTATTCTCACATAGATCCTAGGGATAACTCTAGGCCTTATGTAGGGATAGGGCAATATGACAGAGCTTGGTGTTGTAGGCGAAACCAGCGCAAAGAAGCCCACGTTCTTTGGTTGGAAGAACTTTACAAGGAAGGTTACACCTTATCCGATATTGTAAAGATCGAACACAATAAACTGACTAAAAAAGAAGCACTTGAGATAGAAGCAGGTATTATTAAAAGTGAACGGCCAAAACTAAACGAACTGGGCAATCCAGAGCACTGGCAGCGAGGACGTTCTTATGATAAAGAGCTTGCATCTTTTGCAAAAGTGCTTAATCAAATGGGTTATGGATACAAACGAATTTCACTACTAATGGGTGGAGCAGAAAACCACCACATGAAAGCTAAAAGGATGATTACAAATGCAGAATAAAACTATGACCCCTTACGCCACTTATATCGCCAAAAGCCGTTACTCTCGTTTCCTGGACGATAAAGGACGCCGTGAGCACTGGGATGAGACCGTAGCTCGGTACTTTAACTTTATGGAGAAGCACCTCAAAGACAAACAGAATTACACCCTGAGCCCTGCCCTGCGTTATGAGCTTGAGCAGGCTGTGGTTAACCTGGAGGTTATGCCTAGCATGAGGTCAATTATGACCGCAGGAGAGGCTCTGGAGCGTCAGAACATCGCTGGTTATAACTGCTCCTACCTACCCATTGATGACGTTAAAGCCTTTGATGAGGCTATGTACATCCTCTTGTGTGGCACTGGTGTGGGCTTTAGCGTGGAGCAGAAATATGTCAATAAACTACCGGACATTCCTGAGAAACTGTATGATAGCAACACTGTGGTTGTTGTTAAAGACTCCAAGGAAGGATGGGCGAAAGCGTTGCGTCAAGTTATCGCCTTGCTATACGCTGGCGAGATCCCGAAGTGGGATGTATCCGCAGTTCGTCCTGCCGGAACACGCCTTAAGACTTTTGGAGGACGAGCCTCTGGACCAGAGCCCTTGGTGGACTTGTTCAAGTATGTCGTTAATAAGTTCAAAGGAGCTGTTGGGCGTAAGCTGCACACAATCGAGTGCCACGATATTCTCTGTAAAATCGGGGAAGTTGTTGTCGTTGGTGGAGTGCGCCGTAGTGCCATGATCTCCCTGTCTGACCTGGGTGATGATCGTATGGCTCACGCTAAGGCAGGTAACTGGTGGGAAGGTAATGGTCAACGAGCTTTGGCTAACAACAGTGCCGTGTACGAGGTAAAGCCTGACGTTGGTCAGTTCATGCGTGAATGGTCCAACATTTATGAATCACACTCTGGTGAACGAGGAATCTTTAACCGTTATGCTTCAGAACTTCAAGCAGAAAAGAATGGTCGCCGTAACTTGGGTAAAGAATGGGGCACTAATCCTTGCTCAGAAATTATCCTACGCCCTTATCAATTCTGTAACCTATCCTCTGTTATTGTGCGTAATAGCGATACTATGGATACACTTCGGAATAAGGTTCGTTTGGCAACTATTCTGGGAACTTTTCAATCGACCATGACTAGCTTCCCGTATCTGCGGAAGATCTGGCAGACCAACACTGAAGAGGAGCGTTTGTGGGGTGTGTCTATGACCGGTATCTTGGACAATCCGTTGCTTAATAGTGCTTATGATCTTGATCTACCTAAACGCCTTGAGGAGCTGAAGAATGTTGCCATTGACACAAATAATCGCTTGGCTGACGATCTTGGCATTCCTTCCAGTGCTGCTATTACTTGTGTTAAGCCGGAAGGAACTGTCAGTCAACTTACTGGGACGGCTAGTGGTATTCATCCTCAGCATAGCTCTTATTATATCCGGCGTGTACGATCTGATAACAAAGACCCCTTGACTGACTTCCTGAAAGCTCAAGGATTCCCTTCTGAGCCTTGCGTTATGAAGCCAGATTCTACCACTGTGTTTAGCTTTCCTCAGAAGGTGGGCGAGGGTGCGGTTCTACGAGAGGATCTGAGTGCTATTGAGCACCTGGATCTGTGGCTAGTCTTCCAGCGTCACTGGTGTGAGCATAAGCCTTCTGTGACCATCTCTGTGAACGAGAATGAGTGGCCTAAGGTTGGAGCATGGACTTGGGATCACTTCGATGAGGTGACTGGCGTGTCTTATCTGCCCTACGATGGCGGTACGTATCGTCAGGCTCCTTATGAGGAGATCACCGCTGGTGAGTATCTGGAGGCTATGATGAAGATGCCTGAAGGTATTGACTGGGATCAGTTCATTGAGCGTACAGACAATGTGGAAGGTGCTCAAATGCTTTCCTGCACTGCTGGAGCCTGTGAAATTGCCTTCTAAGGCTGTTGTCGTAATGAGGATCGTGGAGATGATAACTTGTCTCCACATCATCGCTAACACTTGGAGGCACTGGTAATGTTAGTAGACTTTGAATTTAAGGCTGGTTTAGTGTTTGGTATTGAAGCGGATAGCATCTACGTGACTCCTCACGAAGAAGAACTACCTGACTTTGATACTGAGCCTAACCAAGTTATTTACCTACACCTAGGTATATTAACAATCTGTTTTATCTGGTAACTAAGAAGCCCTCGAAAGAGGGCTTCTTTTATGATACTGCTAGAACTGCTTTGTACCTAGCTTCTCGATCTGCTAGACCAATAGTCCCACCATTGATCTTCTTTGTCATGCCAACAAAGTCATCCCTGTCAGCATAATCTCCTAGCTTATTAGCAGACCAAAACCATCCTGCACTCAAGGAAGCATACTGAGGGGTTAACAAAAGTTCTGGCTGTGCAACAAGATCAACTCCCAGCCCCTTCGAACACCGGGTATAGTTGTCTTTGCCGGTTAATTGCTTCAGACCTCTTCCCCTGTACGCCCACCCCTCACCAGACTCAATCGTTCCGTTTCCCATACGATTCGAGTAAACGACATTGGCGATCATTTCAGGCTTACGATGTAGAGCCAATGCAAACTTGTTTGGTTTGTTCTTACCGCCTTCTTTGATAGGTTTCTTATCTGGACCCATCTCAGCAAAGCGATTAGGCCACACAGTAGCCATAGTAACGTCAGAATAGTTCAAGTTCTCCTCAAGCATGGTGTATCCTCCAGACTCGTGAGCTGTCTGAGCCAAGAAAGCAGCGATGCGCTTGTCAGTGTTAATCTCAAACCGATCACAAGTGGCCTGAATAGCCTCCAACCACTTCTCAGGATTCTTGATCTTAGCAGCTTGCAAGAGTTCTATTCTCATTTGTCTCCTCCTGCTTGTTCCTTCTGTTTCTTATCCACATCTTCCTGGGCTTTGTTGCTGGAGCCATAGAAGAATCGAATCAAACTGTTAACAGCAGTACCGATCAGGAAACCAAGGATAATGTTAATAAAATCACGGTTACGGTTCTCAATAGGCATGAAAGACACCATGAAGAAGTAAGCAAAAGACACCACGGTGATAAACCATGCGTACATTTGACTGAATTTACGAGTACCTTCATCCGCCATATACATATCCGTAGCTCTCTGAGTGCTCTTTTCGTCTAAAGCAGCCATGAACTCAGAGTGTCTATTGGCTTCTGCTTGAATCTTTGCATAATCTTCAGGGGTGGTTTCATGCTCAGGCTTTAGCTCCACACCGAGCTTTTGTTGAACATAGTCCACACCTTTGTCCATAACCGCATCAGCCACCTTAGGAAGACCGTTGGATATAAGACCACTAACAATGGATGCAATAATAGGTAACATTAGTCTTCCTTTCGACAAACTTGTTCATATTGAATTTTAAGAGCATCAATTCTCTTATCTTTGTAGGTATTCGATCCTTTAGCTATCCTCATCTCTGTGTACAGAAACCCAAGAGTAATTGATAGAATCAGAATAACCACCCAAGATACCGCTAGTCCAACCATAGCCGAAGTGAGCCTTCGTTGTGTAGCTTTATCGACCACAATAACAGGCTGAGGAATATTGTAATTAGGAGTACTACCACGGCCCATATAACTTGATTCTCAATAAAGTTCATCAATTCCCGCTTACGGAAAGCTGTTTGTTGGTCTTTAATGCGTTGATTCTCACGAGCAGTCTCTTGCTCTTGAATCATTTGCTCACGCATCTTCTCAAACCTGCTCCAGAGATCTCCCAGCTCTTGTGGAGTATTCCAGGTCATTTCCTGGCGTATCTCTGCATGCATTTGCTCTAGTCTGGTACGTATGAGAACCCTATTCAAAGCTCTTTTACCAAGAGAATCCTCACCTGAGTAGACAACCTTGGCTTTACGTTCCTCTTCCCAGAACAATTGCTCGATCTTGTCAAAGGAATCAAAGAAAGCACCAAGGTTTTCACCAATGCGGGAGATCACATCATTAGGGTCAGCATTAGCAGCCTCCCTAACCTCTGCTTTCTTTTCTTCAATCTTCTTTGCTTGCTCTTTAGATACTTTCTTGCCTGCAAACTGAGATTGAATATCTTTTAAGACCGCAGAAGCATCCCCCGCCACTGCCTTCATATCCTTATAGAGCTGGCAACCTTTCTTGACGGCTGCAACAGCTCCATTAGCCATTGCAAGGAGCGTTAGGGGATCCACACCTTATTGACCTAGTTCCTGCCGAAGACGTTGAAGCTCCTCCTGCTCTTGGGATGATAGAGGCGTAGGTGCTACAGGTTTTGATGCTTCTTGTAATTCAGCAGGAGACAGTCTAAGTTCTCCATACATTTCTGACATTTTAACCAAAGCAGCAGTTATGTTGCCTTTACTTGCTTCATTGCTTGCTTGAAGAAGCCTTTGAGTTGCTTTCGGAGAATAAGCAATTTTAGCTGCAATCTTGGGGGCAATAATAAGCGTTGCTAAACCTGCGCCAGCGCCTAATGTGCCTCCTTTAACATCTCCAGTATAGGCAGCACCTGCGCCAGCTCCAACAGCAGAAGACAAAGCAGCAGCGGTTTGAAGATCAACACCTTTACCACGTTCTGATAGAATCTGACCAGCTCTAGCCACTACCTTTGCTCTGTTTTTAACAGCTTCAGGCAATACAGCATCAAATTGTTCTGCAAACTTCTTATCTTCTTGCAGTTTTTTACCGACATTGGTTAGACCACTATCAGCAAAAGTCTTCTCAAGATAAGCACGTTGAACATTCTCAGCCAATCCTTCAGTTTCAACACCTAAGGATTTAGCCTGCTTAAGTAGTTTTTCTGTTTCACGCCAAGCGGATACCTTACCGTTTTGTAGCAAATCATCAGCTACTTTTTCAGGATACTTGGTTGCAGCGTTAGCAAGGATCTTAGGATCAAGTTCTTTAATAGCTTGCTTATAGCTAGCTGACAGGGTTTGATACTCTTTGTAAAGATCAGGAGACAGCTTTGTTGCGCCAATATCCATCTGCGTCTGAATATCTCCAATAGCTTTCTTAATCAGATCATATTCAGGCGTACCTTTGTCATAAGTACGTTGCTTTTTAAGCAGCAGCTTACGTGCTTCGTTAGCCTCTTCAAAGGTCATCTCAGGCTTAAATGCCAGAATACTGTCAATCTCAGCATTACCTTTTGAACCAAGAACTTCAGCAGCGCTTTCACCTTCTTTAAGCAAAGAAGACGCCCTAGCACGCTCAGCACGGGCTGTAGCTTGCATTGGAGACAAATCAACAACTGCTGTGCCTCCACGGTCCATAATATCTTTTAATTTTACACCGTAGCTGTCATACAATGCTGTTTTACCTTCAGATTGTACCGTCATCAAACCAGCACCTAGCTCAGAACGAGACAGAACATCATCAGTCAAAGAAGAAGCAAGGTCGCTTACTTCTTGAGACAATGCTTGTTTAAATTTAACATCCTGAGCTACCGCAGCTTTGGTAGGACCAATACGAGAAATTCGTTCGACAACCTTAGCAAGAGTAGATTCGGGAGCAGCTTCTTGAATACCAAGAGTAGTTCCCTGACCACTGAGCATTCCTTGAACTTGCTGTTTAGAGGCTAACTCATCCGTAGCAGCGGCAGGTTTAGAGAACAATCCACCTAGTTTAGTCAAGCCACGTCCGATGAGTTGACCAGCCCCTTCACCTAAAGCACCCAAAGCCATTTCTTTAGGATACTCCATTGCCATCTTACCCACAGTCCAAGGAAGACCTAAACCGTAGGTTTCAATAGCTTGTTTACCTGCTGTGCCTGCTCCAGCTCCTAAGGCAGACAAACCCATACGGATAGGTACATTAGCAGGTCCAAACATAGGAGCAACTGTAGCCCCCAGCATAGGAGCAGCTTCTGCTGCAATTTGTTTTGCAGTTCGTTTCGTGTCTTCAGGAGAATACGTAGGGGTAGCAACACCTGAAATAGGTTCCCCTAAAGGACCATAACCAAGTTCTTCCCTAAGTTTCTCAAGTTCTGCTTGCTCAGCTTGTGACAAAGCCATTATTGACCTCCTGCTGCTTTACGTTCCAACTCACGCAGTCGTTTCTCTTTTGCTTGTCGTTCGTTCACAGATTTAACTGCACGGCTACGGGCTTCTGCAAAGTTAAAGTCATTGAGATTACCTTTGTAATCGTTAACTTCTTTATTCAATGCTTCGTCAACCCTGGCCCTACGCTCAAGCTCATCAGCCACGTATTGTAGCGTAGCTTTGGTCAAACCACGAGTACCGATGGTCTGTTTAACAAACTCACGGTCTTTATCTGACAAAGCACCCTTCAACGAGCCCGCTGTACCAATAGTCATTTCGTTAAGCAATTGATCCAACTGCTCAGACTCGCTTGTTCCTTTAACAGCAATGCCGGAAGCTTCCAGCACCTGAGCAGCTTTAAGGCCAGCTTCTGAGCCAAAACCAGTAAATGCTTTGTTAACAAGATTACGGACACTACCAGCCATTTGAATACGATCAGGCGCATTGAGGGCTGCTTGTTCAACATCCCCGGCAAGATCAGTCTTATTCTTATTGATTCCTTTGTCCTGAGTCATGCTAAGGCTAATGTTTGTGCCTTTGCCTGTCGCTGCTGCTTTAATGACAGCATCAACTTCAGCAATCTTCTTAGGATCTTTCAAAGAATCTCGATAATCCTGAAGTTTCTGAATCTCAGGCTGAGACAGTTTTTCAACCAGTTCAAGGTCAGCAGGATCTTTAGAAGTTTTATACTTAGCAACAGAAGCAGGGGTATACTTACCTGATCGAATCAACTGCTCAAACGGATCAGCAGCAGCTTTCTCACGCAAGCGTTGCTCAGTCAAAGCAACTTCTGCGCCTGTCTTAGCTTCAGTGAGCTTACGTTGTTGGATAGCTTCAGCCAGTTTATTAGCCTCAGCAGACATACCAGCCTGTTGCAAACGATTAGCGTATTCTTCCAATCCTTTGGTCGTGGTAACATCAATACCTTGAGCCATTTGACGCAGCATAGAAGCACGTTTAATAGCAGGGTCTTGAATGTCTACACCTGCTGCTTGAGCCAAACCTTGACCCAAGTTAGAGCCAGCCTTGTAGCCCATAAAAGCAAGCTGCTGAGAGGGATTCAACTGTGCAAACTGAGATGCACGAGCCTCCAACAATTGCTGTTGTTGTTCTTCAGGGGTCAATGAACCACCAAAGAGTCCAGAAAGATCTGTAGCCATTATTACTCCTTAAAACACACCTAGTTCTTGAAGATACTGATAATAAGGGTCAGTAGACTCAAGAGCAGGGGAAGCTGACGTGTTGGCAGCACCAAAGATGCTAGACCAATCAGTATTATCACCACCAAAAGAAGCAATCAATTTTGCCACAGGATCAGTCAAACCAGCAACACCACCAGTGACTGCCTGTTGATTTAGAGCAGCACCAGCAGCAAGACGCTGATTAGCCGCAGTAGCTGCTTGTTGCAGCGTATTAGCCACCTGCGAGCCTGCTGTAGCTTGTTTAGCTCCCAGTGCCGTAGAGAGGTCAAACGGATTCTGACCCAAGGCTTCAGCGCCAGCAGCGCCTGCCAAGTAGTTGGTATACGGAGCCAAAGCAGCAGTCTGGTATGCAGGAACCTGACCAAGCAAGCCAGCACCGGTGTTAAACAAACCAGCACCGAAGCTAGTCTGTTGTTGACCTTGTTGCATTGCATTAGCAGCCAACTGAGCATCCTGCTGAGCCAAGGCATTGTAGTAAGCCTGGAGCTGCGGGTTAGAAGCACCCATAGCCACGCTACCACCAGCACCAGAGGTTCCACCAACGCCTAGACCCAGACGCCCTTGCTGGAACTGTTGGTTAGTCAATTGAGCCAATTGTTGTTCACGTCCAGGTTGCAACAGTCCTTGCTGTTGTTGCATCACTCGCTGAGCAGCAGCCTCAGGGCTTTCAGCAAGGTAGCCTTTACCCAAAGTAAAGAGACTCTGAGCAGCTTGACCCACAGGAGCAATCTCTCCTGCTGCTTGTGTGGCTTGACCCAGGTTAACACCTGCTTGACCGATCAAACGCTCACGAAGGGCAGCAATGTCAGGAGCTACGTTATAGCCAGCACCTGTCAAACGACCCTGGTCATCGTAGGTGAACCCGCTAGTACCAAAGCGAGAGGTCACACCTACGGGACGGAATTGAGCAGCTTCAGCAGCCTGGTTACCTGCTGCAAGGAGTTTATCTGCTAGAGCAGTCTGCTGATTAGATCCATAGTTAGCAGCAGCTAGAGTGCCTAGAGCTCCTACGCCTCCGCTAAGTAGACCACTAATGGCCTTTTGTTCTTCTGCTGTGAGTGCCATTAGTAAGTACCTCCATCAACGGTAGCAGTAAAAGTACCAGTTACGGTAAGGTTAACTGCTGTGGCTGTTCCTGTTAAAGTTGAATTAGCTGCATCAGCCTTTGATGCCACCGCAGAAGCAATGTTATCAAACTCTGTGTTAATCTCTGTGCCTTTGATTAACTTTGCAGGATTACCTGAAGCTAGGCCATCCTTTGTAGCAAAGTTAGTGCTCTTTACATAGTTACTCATTATCGAGTCCTTCCTGCTTTACAGAATACGTCAATCTTTTGTATAGACAATTCAAAATCACTGATAACAGTCTCAATACCTAATTGAATAATGTTACCAGCGCCTCCTACCTGAATCTTCTGATTCTCAAACACAATACCAGCAGAATATTCACCAATATTGTATTCAGCGATTCCATATTCAGCAGGATTCAAATCCCCTAGTTGTAGGAACTGAGAGTTATAGTTAGTGCTATAGTCAAACCCGTATTTGAGAATAACATCAGCACCGTTACCACCAATCATGGTGAAACTAATCTTCTTCAGGATCTTAATCGAAGTAGGAGAACCCAGGTCAAAGTAGTTACTGTAGTAACTCATGCGATAGGTAGTGGAATTATCGCTGTTGCCAGTGTAATAACCAATATATCCAGGCAGACCTAAGAGAACCTCTTTTGCTCGGTTAGCAAACAAAGCAGTAGGGGTCAGTGTCCATGTGGTTGTCCTTGCTGCTCCATTCTGAAGAGTGGTCCTCATGTCAAAGCAATACGTAATCCCAGACACAGGCAATACCAACAAGTAGAAGGCATTACTGTCTGAGTACATGGCTTTGATGTTGGTCAAGTCCTCAAGGGAGACACCATAAACCAGATCATCACGGACATTAGCACTCAAGTCTCGCAAAGGAGCAGAACGTTCTTGAACCACTCGTTTCATTGACCTAACACCAGAATCACTCAAGAAGATAATATCATCTCCAGTGACTTTGATAGTATCACGAGCACAGCAGCCAATACCGCTAACAGTATCAGCCAAAGACATATTAGTGGGATCATTTGCACCTTGATAAATAAGGATCTGTCTACGTCCAAAGATATACAAGTAGTTATTGTGTGCAGCCAAGCCTGTGATCTCATCAGCACCGGCAGGCCACACCTGAGCCACATTCAAAGACCCAGAAGAGCCGGTATTGAGCACATGACCAGCCAGCAAGTCAGAGAACTGAATGGTGTTCTTATCCCCTGCGCTAGAAGCACTCCAGGTGCGTCCATAAGCGCTTATAACGCAATTATTCTGAGTGACTGTACCTAGGTATCCAGTCTTCTCTGAAACACGCTTATACGTGGTTGTAGACACCGCAGGATCGAACACCAGAGGATCATGCCCCTCTTGATACAGATACAAGACTCCATTCAAGGGAGCCATTTGCCACTTATCGTTGGTAATCGTAGGAGCTGTACCGCCACCGCCATAGGTGAGCATTGTCAGGGTGGAGCCTACCAGCTTAAAGAGCTTATTGTTACCCGCAGCAATGATGTAAGAGGTTCCATTTGCGGCGATTAACTCTCCAATCGCCTTAACTGATGCGGTGCTTAGGTCAGTATTAGTGCTATGCTTAGGAAGCCAGCCCTTACGTGCTCCGATACGCCCGAACTTGTCAATCACACAGTTACTGGCTTGAGTAGCAAAACCAGCCTCCAAAGCAACAGAGGAATCCTGAGTGTTAACACCCATGAAACCAGGAGCTGCAATGCTGGAAGTTAGTAGTTGTTCAGACATTACGGATTCACCCAAATAACTTCTTCAAGGTAGCGGTTACGCTCAATTGCTACTGCATCAGCCAAAGCCAAGCGATACAATTGATAAGCCTCAGAAGACAACACACCTGCGTCTTCACCACGCTCTGCGATAGCCTTAGCGTAAGCCAACATACTCACCAAGTGGTCAGGAACCCACACACGGTCAGCATCAGCAACCAAGTCCACCTGAGGAATAATCAGGTTAAAACGAATGGTGTATGCACCGTCAGGGATGGGATACAGATCAACCTGGGTGTCCCCGTTAGAGTCCACACCGTTGAAGTTATAGTAAGCAGGACAACCTTTACCGCTTTGAACCAACAAGAACTGTCGATCCATCCAAGTGGTAGGAGCGTAGCGTAACTCAGTGTCATTGGTATCATTAAGGATGTCAATCACCCTAAAACGCATCCCTGAGCCAGTCAACACATAGTTAAAGACACTATCAGTGGTTGTAGCCGTCAAAGTGTTTGATAGAGCATTCCAATCATGTGCGTCTTCTACTTCGCGCTTAGCATCGTTAACAAACACACCAAGCATCTTGGCATAGCTGTTATCCTGCACAGAAGACACCGTAGGTTCTCTCAGCCTACGTAGAACATTATTGACTAGATCAAGGTACGTAGCCATTTAGATTCCTTCTTTCTTTATCTGCTCAAACGTGCAGATTGTGGTAAACGTGCTACCAGCCTCAGAGGTAACCGTTATATAATCCCCTTCTTCCATTACCATGTAAGCCCCACCATCAATTTTTAGAAAGTCTTTAGAGCTAACAGCGTATTCAAACAAAATGTTTATATCAGCACTTGCGCTAACATCCCGCCAAGTAACTGTTATATGTTTGGTGGAGCCGCTACCGTTCAAAGCATACAAAAGATTCCACTTAGCATAATAACCAGTAGGAACTTTGTAGACAACGGTAGGGGTTGCAGCAGTAATGTTACTACCTGCTGTGACTTCTCTCATTTCTTCTTACTCTTATTCTTAGCGGTGCGTTGACCACGCATGGGCATATTAGCTTCACTCATAGCGATAGCAATAGCTTGTTTACGATCCTTCACCACAGGACCACCTTTACCGCTATGCAGAGTACCTTCTTTGTACTCACGCATGACTTTACCGATCTTCTTCTCGCCTTTTTTCATAACAGTCTCCTTTAATGAGTAAGTTTATGCTCTACAACCGCATAAATAGCACCAAAGAAGGCTACTACAATGAGGATAGGTTTAACAGCTTTAGCTAGCCACTCTAATACCGTAAATGCACCAGCGGCAGCATTGAAGGCATTAACCATGTTTTTAGTATTAGAATCGAGTCTATCAACCTTTTGTTCCACTTGAACTAGGCGATCATAGATCTCTTTGTGGCTAACTTCTTCCATTTATTCCTCTTTGGGTGTGTCTTCTTTAGGAATCTGAGCCTCAGCTTGTTCCTTGATTTTAACGATCAAAGGCCATGCACCAGACTTAGAAGGAAGTTCCCCGAGTACATTCAGAATGCCTTGGACTTCTTCAATTGACAGGTTTAGGTTAATCATAATAGCTCCTTAGTTAAAACAAAGAGCATACCATAAATTACCAAGGAAGTCCAGTGGCAGAGACAGGATTCTTCTGGAGATTGATCTGAGCAGCCAGAGCAGTTTCAGTGGCTTCTTTATCCACACCAGATGCCCAGCACCAGCCCAGAACCTCTTGCTCAGTCACTTGAGCGTAGGGAGTGCTAGGAGTACCCGTCCATGAGCAGGTAGAGTAAATAGAGGCAGAATACTCGCCATCCACAGCGGAGGCAGTCCAATGAGCGCAGGTGATAAAACCGTCAGAGGTTTGGCGATCCAGTTGAGAGATTTTCCAGGTGATAGACATGATGTTTCCTTAAACAAGAACAAGGGTTGCAGATCGGGTTGTTCCGTCAGTTCCACGGACAACTATTTTTAAGCTGGTATTGCTTGTCAACTCAAAACTCATTGTGCTGTTTGTGGACAAAGAAGGGGCTGTTCCGTTAACTTGATGGATAAAATTACCAGAGCTATCAATACGGGCGCGTTCTTCAACAAGCCCAGAACCGCCACTAAAAACACCAAAAGCAAGTGCATTGGTGGATGCAGGAACAAATAAAGTTGCTGCACCAACCCCGCTTTGATTAAGCAATATTGCAGTTTCAGTTCCGTTAGCGGTATGAACTTCAAGTTTTCTTGATCCGCTTGTCGCCCCAATCAAAAGCCGCCCACTAGCATCAAGCGTCATTGCTTGAGTGAACGTTATGGCGTCACCTGCTGTGCCTGTACCAGCGGTATACCAGGAATGAGAACCGTCATTTCCTTGAGCAAGGTACATGGCTGCTTTGCCGTTTATTTTGTATGTTGGTGCATACCAGTTACCAACGGCATTGCTCATAAATGCAAATTGCGGAGCAGATGATGTGTTTCTTGCAGAAAGAGTCGCACCATAAGATGACAACTCCATATTTACACACGCACTAGAAGCACTCGGCGTAACTCCCAGCCCCAGGTTGCCGGAGGAGTCGAGGCGCATACGCTCGGTTGCATTGGTATACCAAGAAATTGGAGAAGCATTTGGGTTGTAGCAGTCAACACCACTTGTTGAGGCGCTGATGCGGTATGCAATAGAGCCTGACTGAACAATACCCAATGTTCCGCCGTTTGAATTACCAACCGCAAGAACAGTTGTAGAACCGACAGTTGGAATCGAACTTGTCCCAATACCCAAACCAGTGCTGGTCAGGCGCATTAACTCGGAGCCACCTACAATGCCCCAACCAAAAGCATCAGCGTTTACAACACGACCAAAGTAAATATCAGAACTAACAGCGCCAGCAAAACGAATTAAGTTTGCAGTTGTCGCTGGTGTACCAACATTTAAATACAAAGCACTATTGGTTGTGCCAGAATCAGAAGAGCCTGAAGATAACGAAATCGTTGTTTTTGGTGCAGTAAAAGTAGTCCCATCAAAAGTCAGCGCAGACCCACTGGTAGCAACTTTAGAGCCGTTTAAGTACAGTACACCGTTAGCAGTGCCGCCGGAGAGCGTGACGTTACCGGATGCTGACAACGTGGTGAAAGAAGCTGTAGAAGCCGTTGTACCGCCGATAGGCGTACCATCAATAGCACCGCCAGTGATAGCCACTGCACTAGCTTCCTGATTCCCCAAGCCACCTACTAGCTTGACAACAGAGCCACCATTGTCCTTAGTGTACAGCTTTTTATCTGTTACGTTAACAGCCAATTCACCTTTAGTCAAATCCCCAGAAACAGGGACTGCGCTAGAGGTAGAACTATTTTTAATGATGATTGTGGTCATATTGTTTCCTTAGTAGGTTCCACCATTGATTGTTGTTACATAGCCCGCTGCTTCAGCGGCACTAGCGGCTGCTGCTGTGGCACTTGCTGCTGCGTTAGTGGCACTCGTAGAAGCACTAGAGGCACTATTGGAGGCGTTGGTAGCACTCGTAGACGCAGCAGAGGCACTGTTAGAAGCATTTGTTGCACTGGTTGATGCACTAGAAGCACTGTTAGATGCGTTAGTGGCGCTAGTGGAGGCACTAGAAGCACTCCCTGAGGCGCTAGTGGCACTAGAGGCAGCGTTAGTCTCGCTAGTAGCAGCATTGGTAGCACTCGTTGCTGCTGCATTCTTAGAGCTCAGAGCACTGCTGGCACTGGAGGCTGCATTGGTTTCGCTAGTGGCCGCAGCAGTAGCACTGTTAGCCGCTGCTGTGGCGCTAGTGGCTGCATCAGAGGCTTTAGTGGTTGCTGTGCTGGCGCTAGAGGCTGCACTGGTTGCACTAGAGGCAGCATTAGTGGCACTAGTGTTTGCTGCATCCTTGTAGGTTAACGCATTGCTTTCACTCGTAGCAGCGTTAGTAGCACTTGTTGAAGCCGCAGAAGCGCTTGTAGACGCTGAGGAGGCTGACGATGCAGCGCTTGTTGCACTGTTACTTGCATTAGTAGCGCTCGTAGAAGCATTTGTTGCACTCGTAGAAGCTGCTGAAGCACTGCTTGCTGCATTGGTTTCACTGATAGCAGCATTGGATGCACTGGTGCTAGCCTCAGTAGCCTTGGTGCTAGCCGTAGAAGCACTAGCAGACGCATTAGAAGCACTTGTGGAAGCTGCTGAAGCACTGGTGCTAGCGGCAGAGGCACTAGAGGCTGCATTCGTGGCGCTAGTGGACGCTTCAGAAGCCTTTGTAGTGGCTGTAGATGCACTCGTAGATGCACTAGAAGCACTAGAAGCTGCATTGGTTGCACTTGTGCTGGCTTCAGAGGCTTTGGTTGTAGCAGTTCCAGCACTGGTGGAAGCACTACCAGCGCTTGTGGAGGCACTAGAGGCCGCTGAAGAGGCTGTAGAAGCGCTAGTAGCAGCAGCGGAGGCACTGGCAGCAGCAGCAGTCGCAGAAGCTGTCGCCTCAGCAACCTTCTCAATCACTAAGGCTGCTTGACTTGCTGCATCATCAGTAGCGTCCCCGGAACCACCAGGACCACGGTAAATCGCCATTTAGACTCCAAACAGTTTAGTAGTTACAGGAGTAAACTTAGTGTCATACCATTGCTGTAATGGCTCAGCCACGTTAATGTTACTTCTTGGGAACAATCGGTTATAGTTCTGTTGCACCTGTTGGTAATACTCTGGACTATTGAAGTTCATTCCAGAATAAGTACCTGTAAACGGTGTAACAGGTTGCTCAGGAGGGATTACAGGAGCTGTTGCAGGCGTTGTAGAAGGAGTCAACACCTTGCTCAATGCTCCAGTGGTTCCAAATAAACCTGCACCAAAGCGTAGAAGATTAAGAATCTGAGCATTGGTTAAACCAGGAACTTCTGGACTCTTTTGAGTATCTTCTGGTGTTGCAGTGTAATCTGCTTCCAAAGCTGTAGACACATCTTCAAGCGTATTACCAGGAGTAGCATCAGCGGCTAAGTCCTGACCAGATACGGTAGTATCGTCTGTGAGAACATTAACAACATCCTCAATAGTGTTTCCAGGCACTGAATCAGCAGCTAAATCTTGTCCAGAAACTAACGTATCTTCACCACTCATACCAGTAATGGTATCGATAACGTCTTGAATACCTGTGGTAGTACCATCATCAACAATAACGTCTGTGCTCACGGCAGCAGGAATAGTATCCTCACCAGTGGTTGCTACAACGGTATCAGTACCTGTAACTGCTGGGACAGTGTCTTGAGTTAACGTAGTGATAATATCTTCAACAGTATTACCAGGGATAGAATCAGCAGCCAAGTCTTGACCGGACACTAGAGTATCTTCTGCGATAACGCTAGGAATAGTAGCAGCAACCGTTACAGAAGGAACCGTATCTTGTGTCAATACACTGATAATATCGTTAACAGAATTACCTAAAACACTGTCAGCACTCAGATCCATACCAGAAACTAAGTCTTCAACATCAGAGCCTTTAAAGACATCAGCAACCACAGAAGTAACAGGAGCTTCTGTAGGTGCAGTAACAGTAGGCTCAGTAGGACCAACAAGCGTATTGAGATTGTTAACAACAGCGTTAGTCAAAGCCGTATCAAAAGACTGACCAGACAACAAACCTTTAGCTAAGGATTCTCCAACGGTTCCAACAGCCTGAGAACCAGTAACATCAGCAATTGTAGAACCTACACCGAGTTGATTCAATCCTTGTGTAGCTAACAAACCCTTAGCAACAGACTCTAGATTACCTTCATCAACCGCAGCAACAGTGCTCAAAGCAGTCCCAAGGCCAGGAGCAATAGCGTTACCTATAACCGTACCGATAGGACCAAGGCTCTTGTACAAGTCCCCAAACGTGCCTGCTAGCCCACCTAAGAAGCTACCACTCTGTCCAGGAGTGTACGCAACCTGTTTTGTATAATCCTGAATAGGGGTGTACTTACCCGTGGTAGGATCAGCTTGAATAACACCACTGATGGTTCCACCAGCTTTTTGGTTAGGTGTAACGAACTGATATACCCCAGGCTGTGCTGTCTCCTTGAGATCCAACCTTCCACGGTTAGGGTCTGCCGGATCAACAATAGCCAACTGACGAGCTTCATTACCAAACTCATCAGCTCCAAGAGAAACTTGCCTGAGCTCAGCAGTACCTTTTTGCATTGCATCAGAAACACGAGCAAACGCATCAGATTCTTTTGACCAGTAATTCTTTGTTGCAAGGCTAGCTAACTGTTGCGGATTCAGATTAGGATTATTAGCAACCAGTTCAGGAGTTACATTACCATAAATCTTCTGTGCGTCAGTCAACAATGTCTGCCTACGTGCATTCTCTTGTTCTTGTGCTGCAAGGCGTTCTTGATTAGCTTTTTCAATCGCTGCATACTCATCAGCAGTCTTACTTACAGAAGAAATAAAAGCATCACCAACGAAAGCAAACCCTGGATCTTTACCTAAATAGGCTTTCTGAAGTCCAATATAATCCGAAGTATCAACAGCACCATCACCATTGATGTCATACTTGGCATCAAATGGTTTTTTGCCTGTTGCAATCTTTAAAGCATACAGAGCATCGTCTAATGTTGGTTTAGAAGCCATTATTCTTCTTTAGCTTTTGTTTTCTTCTTAGGCTCTTCTACAACTTCAATAACTTCTTCCCACTCAGGATTATCACGGAAACTCTTAATGTCACCCTCCTCTACAACAACAGCGTAGCGCTTAGGGTCGTCATTATGAATCATCTTAAATGTAGCCATGGTGTTTCCTTTCTGAAAAGCCCCGTAGGGCTCTTTAAAAAGGACTCCATCCTTGTGAGATGGAGCCTTAGGGGTGCAAGCTCTTAACGAGTTATAGTTATTAAGCCAGAACGATGATAGGCACGCACGAGGTGTCACGCAGCTCAGACACGCCATACAGCGTATCAGCGGTGAACAACGTACCCAGGAATTCCTGCTTGTATTGGGTCTGCGAACGAACACCCAATTGCTCCACCAACACGGCGAAGTCACGCTGGAACAACAGAGCAACTTTGTCGGGGGTAGAAGCAGCGGTGGTGTCACAGTTCGTGGACACAAACACTTTCACGCCATAGATGTCACCGAACTCACCGTTCATCAGGGTAGAACCCGTGCCTTTGAAGGCCTGCTCGGTGAAGCGAGCGATACCCAACATGCTGTTACGAGCAACCGGGGGAACAACCAGAGCACGACCGTCCATCGGAACATCGTTGTCATCCAAACGTTGGATAGCCTTACGGATACCAGCGTCAGCGATAGCAGCAGCGTTAGAAGTACCATAGGTGTAAGCAGCGCCGGTAGAACCGATCAAGCCACCAGCGTATTGTTGGTTGCCAGCAGTACCGCCGTTAGCGCCACGACCCAACTGAATCAGGCTGGTGTCAACTTGCTTAGCCAGGGCGTAACCAGCATCTTCCGTGTAGAAGCCACGCAGGCTCGACAGGGCTTGAGCTTCCACGATGTCCTCGATCAAACGCGAGTATTCGTAGTGGTTAGCAATCGACACAGAAATGTCGCTATCGCTTTCAGCAATCAAGGTAACGGTGTTAGCAGCAGTCTTGGCAGAAGCAGAACCACGAGCAGGGCTAGGAATGTGAACGGTGTCACCTTTCTTACCCTTGAAGTTCATCTTCTTAACCAAGTTAGCCATAACGAGGTTCTTCTTATACGCAGCAACAATCTCATCACTCCATACTTCAGGAATAAAGTTAGCTGCGCTGCTGGTGGTTACGGCATTTGCGCCGGAAAAGGTATTTGCCATTTTAAAAGTTTCCTTAAAAAGTTAATTTGTTATTTGACCCTACCTTCAGAGTATGCTGCCATAATCTCAGGCTGCAATTGCTCATAACGGTCAGGATCAGTCATTTTTAGCCGGATCAGGTCGGCACGGCGATAAACTTTTTTGCTGGACTCTCCAGTACCTCCAACATCCACAGAAGCGGCTTTAAGATTCTGCTTCAGGACTTTATTTCCTGCATCAGTGGTCTGTTTAGCTTTTGCTCCTCGGATCTGTTTGTATGTACTCAGAAGCTCGTCAGCAGCATTAAAATCGTATTGAGCGTCTGCCATAGCAAACATATTCAAACGAATCGGAGAGGCTTTAACCCACTCCTGAAACTCACCGTCAGATACTACCTCTGCAAAGTCAGGATGCTTTTGTTGAAGCATTTGCTGAGTCTGCATCTTCTTGAATTGAAGAGCAGCTTCTTTTGCAGCCAGTACGTCAGGGTGAGATTCAACTGCCTTTAGAACCGCTGTTTTCGGATCCTCAAAAAAGTCAATCTCGGTTTCTTGTTTAGCAGGTGTTGGTGTCTTATTAACGAGTTGTTGCTTGATTAGATCGTCTGCTAGCTTACGAACCTCTCCAACCTCTTGAGCCTGCCTACCAATCAGCTTTTCAGCCTCCTGGTGCATCTTAATAATCTCATCAAGACTCTTGCCTGAGTATTTCTCAGGAATCTTGGGAGCTTCTTGCTCAGGTGCTACCTCTCGTTTAACTTCAGTAGCTTGTTGTTTTTGTTCTTCAGCCTCAAACTCACTAGGCTGCTCGGATTCTAGATCAACTATTGCCATACCTACCTCTTTCCTGCCGAATTAACGGTTCTAGGATATTTTTAGAATAGCACAGACCTTTAAAGGTTCTCTGTACCGTTTTGTTTGCGCTCAATGGCTAATTTCTCAGCCCTCTTACGCTCCCAAGCGTCATAAGCAGTGGGGTAGTCACCTGTAATACCCTCTAACTTAAACCTGGGTTTGGAGATGATTCGAGTAGCCTCTTGTGAGCAATGAACGCATTGCATTGCTCGGATGCTGTCCTCTACTAACGCCTCCGATATGTGAGCCTGTTCACACATGAACTCAAAGATTCGTTTCATCTTGGAGCTCCTTGTAAACTTCCTCACACATTTCCTTCCGTCTAATAACCAGATTAAGAATATCTAACTGTCCTTGCCGGAAATACAAACTTTGTGTGTCCGTGACAGTAGATATGTCGTTTAAACTAGCTTTTAACTTCTGGAAATCCTCAATCAACATTGCCCACCCTTTGGTGGACATCATTGAAAATGTTTCTTCGTAGTAATGTTGTAAGGATTGCTCCATAATGGAATCCTATGTATTAATAATAACGTAGCATACACTAAAAAGTGTACATTGTCAAGCCTTTTTTGCTTTATTTACCATTTGAAGAGCTGCAATACGCTCGTTTGAGGCAATATCAGCAGCTTTTAGGTTAACTTGCTTCTCTTTGAGCATCATGTCAGCCAGTTTCAAACGCTTTTCAAAGTCTCCTCCCTTGTCCAGGTTCGTAGAAGCAGCTTGAATGACGTCAACACGATGCTTTTCAGGGATCAATTGAGCTTCAATCATGGTCTTTTGAGCCTCTGCCTGCTCTTTAGCAGCCTTAGCAGAGGTTTCCTGCACCTGAGCCTGCGTAAGAGCCTGCTGAAGCTGCTGAGCCTGCATAGCAGCCTGCTGCGCTTGAGGGTTAGGTTGACTCATTTGGTCCAAAGCAGCCATTAGTTCTGCCCTGTTGGACAAGGAACTGTTAGCCAGGATACCTTTAAGGATGATCGGGAGCACCGGAGTGTCAGGACCAAGGGTTTGCAACAAACCAATAAACTGTTGTTGCTCGTACTCTCGTGCCATGATACCCAACGTACCGGTAGGAATGAACTCCATGTCCACAGACGGGTAACGCTCAGGTGCAAACTGCATGTAACGGAAGGCAGCTTTCTTAATAAACGGAATCAAGAAGTCTTCCTGGAAGTTACTCAGAGTACGCTTGTACTTCTTAATAACTCCAGCCAACACCATGCTCATACCGCTAGCGCCAGCGTCCCGAGGAACGTTAGAAGGCATGCCAGAGGCGTCTACCGTACCGGTTGCTTGCAGCAGCATACGCTCGAAGTTCTGAGCAGCTTGAGCGTTGTTACCGTCAGTTTGACCGAACTTAAAGGGAAATAGGATCTCAGAGGGGTTACCGTTGGTCAGAATAGCCTTACCAGGACGAACCTCAAACTTAGCCCCACGAGGCAATCGAGTAGCATCCATGGCAATCATAGGAGCTGTGGTGAGGGCCATAGAATCCAACTGAGCGCGATACTGGCTGTCAATAGCCTTCTGCATGTTAAAGGCCTTTTCAGCCGTACCACGACCCCAGAAGCGACCAGGAACCGTATCGTCTTGGTAAGCCACCACAGGACGATCCTTCATCATGTAGGGATTCGCTTCAGCCTTAAGCAGGACGCTACCGTTAGCGATAACCACAATGGCTTCCACCAAGTTAGCATAATCCTCAGCTTCAGAACCTTCAGGGAACAACTCTTCGTATTCCTCATCCTCTGCTTCATCCAGATACTCACGGGGAACCAAACCATAGTAGGTCAACAAAGTAACCTTATCGTCTTGGTATTGAGAATCTTCTTGAGTGGGCTCCAGCTCTGAATTGGTGTAGGACGTACCAATGTCAACTTTCTTGTAAACCCCATTCTCCATGTTCTGCACCACCTTGTGCAGGGAGACATACTTTTCAATAGCCACACCCAACGCATCTTCGATGCTGTCAGCATTGGGGTCAATCAAGAAGTTCTTAGGGTTAACAGGCTTGATCTTGACTGCTACTCGCTCAGTCTCTTCAACACCAATAGCCGCTGCGTTAGCGATACCGGGAATAGCCTGTGTAGCTGGAGCATATTGCTTCTCGGACTTGACGATAATCTCACCGATACCTGTACCGTAGATTTCAGCCATCAGTTCGATCTGGTCAATAGACTTCTTGATCTTATCCTTCTTGAAGTCTTCCATCAACTGAGCTTTAAGCTGCTCTACGTCTAAGGCATTACCGTTAACGTCCTTGATGTCATCTTCAATGTCAAAGAATTCACCTTGACCAAAGATAGCTTCAATGATCTCAGCGTGACGGGTCTCTACAGCCTGCTGCGTAGCAGGGGAGATAAT